TATTAAAATTTATTGAAAATGAGTGATGGTACTAGTAATGTCATTTTAATTGACCCCAATACTTTTAACATTAACAATAGAATTGTTAATAGTATTCCACAATATCAAAATATGTATATTTTTAATGATAAAATTGAAATTAATCAAGAAATTCCTGAAAATGAATATAGTATGGAAGAAAATATAAAAAACGATAATTTTTCAGAAATAGAATATATAGAAAATGAAACAATTGAAAAAGAAAATGAAATAATTGTCGAAAAACCAAAAAAATCCATTGCTGATTTAAGTAAATCTGAATATAGACAATATTTAAGAACAGGTATAATTCCAGAATAAAAAAAGAGAATTAAAACTATTTATAAAAAAAATAAATTTGAATTAATTAAATATATATGATATGGGTGATATGTTAATAAAAGTGCCAATGCAACACGAACCAAAAAGAAAAAATAGATATTTTGCTCATTTTGGTACTGATATTGGTATTGAAACTTGGGCAATTCGTAAATTTAAAAGACCTTCAATGAAAATAAATAAAATTGAAATACCATACATGAATGAACAGAATTATGTTGCGGGTAGATATACATGGGATTCGGTTAATGTTACTTTTCTTGACCCAATCGGTCCTTCTTCCTCACAAATTCTCATGGAATGGGTTCGTTTACATGCAGAATCCATAACTGGTCGTATGGGTTATGCTGCTGGTTATAAAAAAACCATAACATTAGAATCGTTAGACCCAACGGGTATTGCTATTGAAAAATGGACACTTGAAGATTGTCAAATTATTAGTATTGATTTTGGTGATAATGATTATAGTAGTGATGACCTAACTGAAATTTCATTAGAATTACAACCTTGGAGATGTATTCTTAATATGTAAATATTATTTATTCTTAAGTTTAAAAGCAATTATATTTAATTATATAATTGCTTTTTTTAATTAATAACAATATTTTTTTGAAGCATTGGTTCAAATTGTAGTTCTTCCAACATTCTAATTATTTCTGTTTTTTCTGCTGGTAATGCAGAATATCCATGAATATGATTAATTAAAACATTTCTAAATATTTCTAAAATTTCTAATAACACATCACCACGAACTAAAGGATGTGTATTATCAAATATTCTTTTTCTATCTTCAAATTTTAATTTTGTTGTTTTTAAATTTGGATTACCATCATGTGAAATTAAAGCAATTTTATCACTGGTCATGATAATATTACTTTGATATTCATCTTTTTTTTCTATATTTGGTTCAAAAACTAAACTAATTTGTGCTGGATTTTTTATGTTTAATTTTAAAGGATTATCATTTTCATGTTTTCCTGCACGTATATGAACTTCATTTAATCTTAATATAACATCAGTATTAACACGACCAATAATTGCAACATCTGTTTTTGTAGGGTAAATACCTTCAGCATCTGGATATGTAGATGGTGCTTTTTCAGGTGCTAATCCCATTTCTTTATCAATATTAGACCTTGCACTAAAAATATAATCACCACCAATTTTATGTGGTTGTGATATAATACTACCTAACCAAAATCTACCTTTTTGATTAAAACTAATATCTTCAATGAATACCCTAACCGTTTCATTAATTTTTGGATATACATGAAAAAATTTTGGTAATAAGGGATAACACCACGATAAATTTTCAGGATTATCTTTATCTATTTGACTATCTAAATCTGGAATATATACTTTAATTCTCATACCATCAGTCTTATCATCAATATCTAAAACAGTACCATAAAAAATTGTTCTTTGTGGTACTATTGTAGATGGTGATTTTCTTAATGGATTACTAGTATGTGTTATTTTATTTATATAACTATCTAACATATTATTATCTTTTATCTAATTCTTCGTGTATTAAACTATTTAATGTTTTTAAATCTTCTAAAATTTTTAAATTTTCGTTTATTTTATTTTGTAATTCTTCAACCGTCAATAAATCTTTAATAATTTCTTGTTTAAGTGATTCGTGTTCACTTCTAATATCATTACTATATTTTAGTAATTCTATTTGTGTATAATCTGTTAAATCCATATTTTTATTGTATTATACCATATCCTTTTGTTATCGTAATTGTTGAACCATATACTGAAACAGGACCTGCTGGTGATATTCCCGCAGCAGATAATGTTATTCCTGGTGGTATAGCAACACTAATAATTGCATCAGTTTGAAGTGCTTTAATTATTTCTTCAACTCTAATTTTTTCCATAATTTCATCAGGATTTGCATTGCCATTTGGTAATACACCAATTGGTAATCCTGCTTCACTTTTTCTTTTAATAATTTCATGTGCAATTTTACTTGCAGATAAACCACCACGTTGTGGAACACCAACCAAAATTAATGGTGTTGGTATTGGTGGTGGACTTCCAATTGATGATAATTTTAAAATTTTAGTAAAACCACCAATAATAGAATCAATATTGGTATAATCAATATTCATTATATTTATTTTAATGTTTTTAATTTTTTTACATTAACCCATTTCCAACCCAATATTAATCTTGTTAATATTTTTCTAACTAAATTAGGTTTAGAAGTTGTAGCCATTTGTGTACCATTAACATTACCATCAATTAAATACACACCAACTATTTGTTTATTAACTTTTTGGTCTATAATCATAATATTTTAGATTTTATTGTTGAAACTAATGACATAAGACTATTTTCCCAAGATTCTAATCTTTCTTTCATTCGTTCTTTTATTTCTGGTTTAATTAATTTAACTAAATATTTAACAACTAAAGCAAAAATAAATGCACCTACAATAAGCATAATTTCTTTTTTCATACAAAAAATAATTCTTTTCCATTTTTTTAAATCATCTTTTGCTTTTTCTAACATAACTTCACCATTATTAACAATAGCACTATATATTGCCATTAACATTCTTACTTGTGGTGCTGTTGTAACTGCTTCTAATAATTTAAGAATAATTGTTTTTATAAATTTAACAAAAAAACCGTCCTTAAAACTTCTTTTATCGGAATCATCAGAAGTATTTATGCTATTTTCCATTATATCACTAACAATATTACCAACTTCATTAGGATTTTTATTAGAATCATTTATATCCACCATCATTTTTTGTAATGATTCCATTGGTAATTCACCATAATATACTTCGTATTCAATTTCTTCAGGTATAAAACCTTGAACTATTTTACAATTAATATCATAAGTTACTAAACCATTAGAAATTTGTTCCGCTTCTAAATCTAAATCAGGATAATTTTCTATATTAACATCATATGGATTATCTTCATCATTTAAAACATTTTCTAATATTTTTTCAGTTAAAAGTTCATCTAAAACCTCTTCTTTTGTTTTATTTTGTGATTTAGATAATGTTCCAAATAATTTATCCATTGCATTGCCAACAATTTCATCTGAATTTATTATATTTGTATTATCAATAAAATTATTAAAATAATCACCAACATTTACATCTATAGGCTTTAATAAAAAACTATCATTATCAGGATTATAATTTACTAATGTATTGTGACAAGGAATATTTGAACTTGGATTATTAATGGCATTTCTTAACATTCTATCACCATTATTATTCGAATCACCATACAATAAATTTCCACCCTTTTCTTCATCTGTTGGCAATACTTTTAATTTTTTTTTACTATCGAGAGTTTTTACCTTAACATTTACATCAAATTCTGGTAATGAGTTATCGGCATTTGATTGAACAAATTGTTTTTTTAATCCACTTTTTAATTGAGATTCTGAATTATTTAATATATCAACAAGAAAAGAACCAATTAAAAATTTTAATGCTTCAGTTCCTGCAATTGCTTTTAATACATCCAACATAAATGAAATAGAATCTTTAGAATTATTAACAGAAGAATAACTATCTTTTACTTCTGGTTTATTTCCAGATTTAGAAGAAAATGCTTTAATGTCTGAAAAGACATTTCTTTTATTGTTAATTCTACTCATTACTTTCTTTTCTTTTACGTTCTATTTCTTTTGCAACAAATGATAATAATTCATTTCTTCTTGCATCAGTAACATCACCCTTTTCTTCATCATCAGAAGATGTTTTTTCGGTTTTTTTCTCAAAAACAACTTCTTTAAGATATTTAAGTAACATTATTTTTTGGTCTTGATTTTTTGCTTCAGCAGCAATAAGTTTAACAATTTGGTCACCAATAGCAGCAACTTCTCCATTGTCTTTTACTTTTAATTCCCATTTAGTAAATAATCTAGTGATTTTTGCTTTAATATTATGGGATTCATTATATATTTCTTGAAGTAGTTTATTAACACTTTCTTCATCAAATTTTAATTCTTTACGTTTAGGTCTTGCCATAATTATTAGTTTTAGTACATATAAATAGTAATAATTAAAATTTATTAATCATCATATATTTCTTTTTTTTCAAAAAAATAAATATCTTTAAATGGTTTTATTCCCATTCTTATTTCTTTTGTGTTTAATCCTGTTTGTTCTTTTAAAAATAATAGAATTTTATTTTTTGTAAATTTATTTGTTATTTTTTTATTATAATTACCTTCTGGTGTTTCTTCCATAAATAATTCTTGCCAATTTGATAAAATATTTATTATAGCATCCCCAACAATAATTTCATTTTTTTTTAAATTTTTATCGTTTTCTAATTTATTTTGAATTTTTTTTATAATATTATTAATTAATATTTCTAATTTATTAAGATAATCAATATCCATTTCATAAATATAGTCATTTTCTTTATTAATTTCTTCTATATATTCATCGTAGCATAAATTAACCATCTTATCGTTATATGTTTTTTTACTATGGTCTTTATAGTAATTACGAACAATTGTTTGACAATAACTATATGCTTTAGAACAGAAAATTCTATATTTAATATTTTCATTATTATTTTTTAACGAAAGTAATTTTTCATCAGCATTTTTTTTATATAAGAATCTATAACCATCACCCAATTTAATCCATTTTTCATCATGATAAAATTCAATAATATATGGTTTATATTTAACCATTTGGTCAATCATATGGCTAAGAGCATTTGATTCAATTTCTTCCATTTCATAATTACCAATATGTATTGGATATCTTCTTAATATTGACTGTATCATTTTTCTAAATGGTTCTATTAAAATCTCATTATAAATTCTATTTTTTTCTTCTTTAGAATTTGATTTAATATAATTTATAACAGCCCTTTCTTCTTTTTCACCAAAATATTGATTAGTTTCTTCTTTTTCCATTCAATAAAAAACATTAAAAATAATATGATATTTTCACATATTTTTCATATTCATTTTTTATTATATATTTATATTTAAATAAATTTATAAATAAAAATGTTTATTTTTCTTGAAGTTTACTTATATCAATTTCTCTATCTGTAGTGAAATTAGACTCTTTAAACGCAGTTTCAAACCAAAATTTTCGTTCATCCATTGGCATATTTTTTAAATATCCATCAAATAAACTACCTTCACGATTAATTAAATGTCTATATCCGATTTTTGGTATTGCAAATATTTTAGATGCATTATTTAATGCTCTAAGAATAAATTCATACATAAAAGTTAGTTTTATGTTTCTTTTATATCTACCCAAATTAATAAATTCAGATTTTTTTATTGCAGCACCACTTAATTTAAAATCAGTATATTGTTTTATTGAATTTAAATTCAAATATCCCAATTCACCATTTTCACCAACAAATTGTTGTGACCAAACCATTTCATTAGTTAATTTAATACCTTTATTTTCATTTGTTACTTCAATCATCATTATTAAAAAAATATCAATGTTGGGATATGCTTTTACATATTCATTAATATTTTTTAAATACGTTAACCCCAATTCGTCATCAAATTCAAGAACAGTAAAATAATCAGTATTAACACTATCAACAGCAAGATTTACCTGAGATTGATAATCAGTATTTCCATTATTTTTTATTAGTTTAAAATTATAATTAAAATATTTTTCTTTAATAAAATTATTAATTTCATTTTCTATTGTTGATGAATAAACAATTAAAACGTCTGGTTTTTCAACTTCTTGTTGATTTATAATTGATTCAATCGCTTTATTTAAATATGTTGAAATATTATCATTAAATTCATGTATTGGAATTATTATTGATGTACTATTCATTTTCTTTAGTATTTTCATTATTGTTATTTTTATTAGATTCTAATGCGGATTTAAATAAATTAATTCTTTCGTTTACATATCCACTATAAATCTCAACCAATTCTTTTTCAGAATTATCTTGATTGTATTTTGATGCAATCTTATCCATATTATCATAAATTTCTTTAGATATATTATCATCTAAAAATTTGACTAATGTATCTGCAATTAAAATTGGTAAATCATAATAATTATTAGTCCAAACGCCACAATTATCAATTGCTTTTATTGGTTTATCACCATCTTCACTTCTTTCAACCATATATTCAGGAATAATATCTGGTTTTAAACAAATAGGAACAACGCCTGATTTCATACATTCAAGAGGAAATGTACCAAAACTTGAGATTCTATCAATCCAAACAGCAGCAAAATTTTCACTCAATCTTTTTGCAAAATCAACCCTACGCATTTGTTGTGGTGGTTTACTTTTAGTTAACATTGGGTCAAAAGTAATCCAATTAAATTCAGGGTATTTAAGAAAAAACAATTTAACTAATTTACTAATTTCATTTGGATTTCTACCAATAATTGATACTACTGGTTTTTTTGGTCTTTCTGTTTTTTCAAAATAATCAGGAATTCCTATTGTATATGATTTAGTTTTATATTTTTTTCCAAAATATAATTCAATAAATTCCTCAAGTGTTTTTGAAGTAGTAATAATATTATTAATACCAAACATTTCCCAATTTATACCTGGTATTAAACTATTTAACATATAATCAATAGATTGTAAAAATCCTATTCTTAAACAAGGTAAATTTTTAGTATGTTCCATGATATTTGAATAAACTTCAGGAATTATCATAATATCTTCAGGACCGACACTTAATTTATTATTTTCATCCATTGATAAATGTTTAATATCGGTTAATTCACTCTCAATCCAATTAGGTTTTACATAATCATTTTTTTCTGTGAATATAATTACATCATATCCCATTCTTTTTACAACAGTGGCATGAAAATATAACTCATATATACTTGCTACTGGTGATTGTGATTCGGGTATACAAAAAATAAATTTAGATTTTTTATTTTCTAAATTATTTAAAGAAATTTTAATTTTTTCAAATTTTTCTTTTTCAACATCTTCAATTGATTTTTCAATATTTTTATCCATTTTCATTTTTTTTATATTTTATTATTTTTTCAAAATCCTTATTTTCTATTAATTCTGCTATTTGTAAAATTTCCATTGAATATGAATTAAACTTTTCATTATATGGTCTTTTTACTTTTATTAGTTTTTTAAACCAAGGTGTTCCTAATTTTAATATTTCTGGGTCTGTTGTTATTAAAATATCAATATTATTCCACATTTCAATAGATTTTTTTACAAATCGAATGTTTTCAAATCTACTTTTAATTTTACTTAAAAAGAATAATGTGGGTGGTATACTAAATCTATTTTCAACAGAAAATAATGTAAAATTAACAGTATCACAATATTTATCATAAAATTTATTAACATCAACATCCATATTTCTATACATCATCGGTGCTGAACCATGTATTTCAAATAAGTAATCTTCATACATGAATCTATTATAAACTTCTTTTGATGTTAATTTTATTTTATTCTCCTTTTTAAATAATAAAAAATCAGCAGGTGCTTCATTTTTATCATTCAATTGATATTCTAATGGACTTATATTTTCTGGAATATCTTCTGGCTCTTTAAGTTCTTTAATTATTTCTTCAACATCATTAAATTTATAATTATTAAAGAAATCATAAACATATTCCTGTTCTTTTGGAACACCATCTAAACCAAATTCTTCAACATAATACTTATCAAATTGTAACCATTTCGCCCTTAATATTTCATCAATATCAATTCCAACATTTTTTTTATTTATTTTCATTTTCTAATTCATTTATTTGATAATTAAGTAAATTATTTAATTTTTTCATCATTTCATTATGTTCTTTAATTAATGCTTCTTCAGTAACATATCTCGGATTAATACATTCAATTTTAGTATCAATTGTATTTGTTGGTATAACTATTATTTCACCTTCAAATCTTTCAGGTGTAATTTTTTTTGTAACTTTTTTTACAAAATCTTCAATATCTGCTAATCTAATATTAGCAACACCAACATAAATAACTAAAATCATATTACTCATTTTTAATTAATATTTTTCTATATATATAATACGTTTTTTTTATAAAAATCTTGAAATTTTTATAATTTTATTTTTTTGTAGTATTTATAAAAAAAATAATGGTTATTTATAAAAATTTATAAAAATGTCTGAAGAAAAAAATTTTTCTCAAAAAAAGGGTATTTCTGACCTTCTAAAAAAATATAGAAGTCAAAAAGATAATGTTGAAAATGAAAATACAAATCAAATCAACATTCCAAAACCACAAGAAAATACACCTAATTTACAACAATTTAATCATGAAGAATTTGAAAAAGCCATGTCTAAAGAAACCGACCCAGATTTAATTACAACTTATGAAATTGTTAAATTACCATCTAAAGGTTTATTTTATAAAAATGGTCTTTCTGAAATAAATGTCGAATATATGACATCAAAAGATGAAGATTTATTAACTACTTCATCATTAATTGAAAGTGGTGTTGTTTTAGACTTACTATTGAAAAGAAAAATAAAAACACCAAATGTTAATCCAGAAGATTTATTACCAGGTGACCGTAATGCAATTTTACTGTTTTTACGTATAACAAGTTATGGTTCTGATTATACTGTTCAAGTAACTGACCCAAGAACAGGTGTTCCATTTAAAACAACAGTTGATTTAACAAAACTTAAATATAAAAAAATTGAAGAAAAACCAAACGATAATGGTTTGTTTAGTGTTGATTTACCAATGCGTAAAAAAAATGTACTTTTTAAACTATTAACTGTTGGTGAAGATACAAGAATATATAAAACTGCTGAATCTTTAAAAGAAGCAAAAAATGAAGAATTTAGTCAGTATTCTACCATGAGATTAGTTGCAAGTATTGTATCAATAGATGGTAATACTAATAAAACATATATTAGTAAGTTTGTTGATGCAATGCCAGCATTGGATGCATACGCAATTCGTAAAAAAATGTTGGATGTTAGTCCTGATGTTGATATGGATTATGTCTTTACTGCTAAAGATGGATATACTTTCAATGCTAATTTAACAATTGGTTTAGATTTTTTTTTCCCAAGCATCTAGCGGAAGATTATAAAAAAATGGTAAATGAAGAAATTTATGTTCTTACTAAACACGCTAAATTTCAAAGCGAATATATTGAAAATATACCCGTTTATCGAAGAAGATATTTTTTATATCTGTTTGAAAAAGAAATGGAAGAATTAAAAAAACTACAAGAAAAAGAAATCAAAAAAAGACCAAGATTTTAAAATTTTGGTCTTTTTTTATTTATAATAATCGTAATTTAAAATTTTATTAAAATTTACCAATAACTATTTATAGTAAAATATTATCACTATGAGCAAAATGTCACCTGAAGAAGTTAGAAAAACATTTGAAGAATATCAAAAATTAAATAAAGAACTTCAAAAATCAAGAAAATCTTTAATTAATCTTGGTGATTATGAACGTGCTAGAGCAATTACTGTTGAAATTATTGCAAATAATGAAAAAATTGTAAATCAATTAAAAAATAATACTAAAGGTTTAACAGACGAACAATTAAAACAATACAATAAATTAATTGATATTCAAAAAGAATTAAATAACGAACTTGATAATGAATATAAAAGAAGAAAACATATTATAAGTTCATTAAAACATAGTTTTGATTTATTAGTAAGTGGTTATAAATATTTACAACAACAGGATAAAATCATAAAAAATACCATTCTTAATCTAGGAATGAGTGGGAACAAAGCAGAATTAATGCGAGGTTCTTTTGAAAGAAGTGCAATGTTTGTTGCTAGATTGGGTGGTAATCTTGAAGTTATTCAAACCATGATGACTGGATTTGCCGATGAAACAGGTAGGTCACGTGCATTAACATCAGATATGGTTAAGGATATTACTGTTATTGGTAAAGGTACTGGTCTTGGAATTGAACAGGCAACTAAACTTTCAGCACAATTTGAAGCAATTGGTATTAATACAAAAGGTGCTTTAGATTATGTTCAGGGTGTTGTTGATACTTCTGAAAGAATGGGTGTTAATACCACAAAAGTATTAAAAAATATTACTGATAATTTTAAAAAACTACAAACCTTCCATTTTCAACAGGGTGTTAGAGGTTTTAGAGAAATGGCAGAATATGCTGAAAAATTTAAAGTTGATATTTCCGATGCATTAAATTCTGCTGAAATTGCAAGAACACTTGAAGGGGCTATTGGTATGGTAGCAAATTTACAGGTAATGGGTGGTGAATTTGCTAAATTGGATATGTTTGAAACACTATATTTTGCACGTAATGACCCTGCTAAACTTCAAGCAAAAATTGGGGAAATGACAAAGGGTATTGTTACACTTCGTAAAAATAGTGAAGGTACTTTTGAAAAATTTATTAGTCCTGCTGACCGTGATAGGCTTGCTGCTGCTGGTAAAGCATTGGGTATTACTACGGATAAAATGACAGAAATGGCATTAAGAGCATTTGATATCGGAAAAATGTCACAGGAATTATCTGGTATGGGTTTAACAAATGAACAAAAACAACTAATTGAAGGTGCTGCATTTTTTAATCAACAAACTGGTAAATTTCAAGTTCAACTTGGTGAAGATATGAAAAATATCAGTGAATTAACAATACAACAGGCTAAATCTTTTGCACAAGAACAAAAACTATTAAAAGACCGTGCAAAAGAAGCAATGACTTTTGATGAAACATTTAAAGCAACAATAGAAATGTTAAAAGCAGGATTATTACCATTATTAAATAATATAAATAAAGCATTGTTATGGATAAGTAAGTATTCAGATAAATTATTTGAAGGAAAGGGTATTGTTATTGCTGCTACCACATTATTTGCTGGTGCTAAATTATTTTTTCTTTCTTCAAAACTTCTTAATAGAGCATTTGATAATTACATATCATATAATAAATTAAGTTTTAGAAATTTAGCAGCAACTAATTCTGGTGGTCTTTCTAGTCTTTTTAGTAAAAGTGTTGGTATTGGTGATTCATTAACACCAACAACAGGAAAAGGAAGTAGTGGTTTAGCAGATATGAGAAGGGGTATTGGTGCTGGTGCTGAAGCAGAGGGTAGGGGTATTGGTGCTGGTGCTGAAGCAAAGGGTAGGGGTATTGGTGCTGGTGCTGAAGCAAAGGGTATTGGAATGAAAAGACTTGGTACTGGTGCAGGTATTGGTGCTGCTGCTTTAGGAATTGGTGGCGGTGTTGCACTTGCTGCTGTTGGTATTAGTAAACTTGCCGATTCTATGAGCAAATTGGATGAAAAACAATTATCTGTTTTAAAAGGAATTGCCATGACATTAGCCATTTCGTTTCCTGCTGCTGCTCTTGGTATTGCTATTGCAGGTGCTGCTGGTGCACTTGCTGCTCCAGGATTATATGCACTTAGTGTTGCTGCTTTAGGAATAGGTGCTGCTGTTGGTATTGCTGCTGTTGGAATAGGAATTATGGCAAAAGGAATTGGTGAAATGATTGAAAAAAGTAAAGGTGCTGGTGATGCAATGCTTAGTGTTGGACTTGGTGTTAAGGCATTATCATTAGCAATGATGGGTTTTACAGCAGGTGCTTTAGGTTTGGGAGTATTTGCATTAACAATGAAAACAATAGCAAAACATGCCGATGCTGTTGAAAAGGTAGGTAATGCTTTTGGTAATATAAAAGCAGTAATGTCTGGAACAAAAGAAGATTTTGAAGCCGTTGAAAGTGCAGTTAAATTAATTTCAAGTGTGAATACAAATAAAGGTAGTGTATTTGCTGAACTTGCAGCATTATTAAAAACACCTTTAAAAGTAGAATTTGAAAAAAATACAATACCTATTCAAACTGATGTAACGCTTGAAGTTGATGGTGAAAAATTAATGAATAAATCATTTACGAATAGAATTGCTGTTCAAAAATCAAATGATGCTAAACTTGGTAAGGTAAATTAAAAAATAATTTAATAAAAATAAAAACAATAAAAATTTGCAAATGTCAAAAATTTTTTATAACTTTGCCAAGATTTTTATTTTCAATGTAAAAACAATAAAAAGGTAATATTTATTTATTTCAAATAAAAGTAAATAAAAATTCTATTCAAAATCTTTTTTCGTTTCTACGAAACAAAATCAAAGTTATAATGTTTATAATTAAATTCTACGAATTTAACAAAAAACTTAGATGAAGGGCATATTATATTCAAAAATTTAAAATTTTTTTCATTTAAAAAAATCTTACCATTATAATTCATAATTTAAAAATTAAAAATTATTAACACACCTCAATAAAGGAATTGGTTTAATTCAAAATTAAATTTTTCGAAAAAGAATATATTTTCCCAATGTAAAGATAATACATATAAAACAATTTAACAAGTATTTATTAAAAATATATAGGATTATATACCAATGGATATTAATTTACCTGAAAATAGTTCAAATTTAATAAGAAAAGATTATATTATTTATAATGATATAAATTATACTCTTGAAGAATTTCTTAATGTAATTTTAAATTTAAATAATTTTGACAATAAAAATAATATCCATTATGGTGATGGTGTTTATACTTTTGATGAATTTATAAATTTTATATTATATAGAAATCTTAAAGAAAATAGATATAGTTTTGATTTAGATTATAAAGATTATGCTACATCAAGTGCTGGAAATTTATTTAGATTTAATAATGATACTAAATTAGGTAATTTTGGAAATGCACTTCTTGATGTTATACCTCAATATAATTCATTAAATTTATCAAATACTTTAATTGGTCGTGGAATTGATTTTGGATTATTTGGTAACATAACACCATTGGAAAGTATTGGTAGTGTTATGTTAGGTAAACAAATGACATTTAATGCTGTATCACAAGCAGCACGTACTACTGCCGATTATCTACCAAGTATTAATATTCAAAATTTATTTACGAATGAACCAATTTTTAGTAAACCTGCTGATTATAGTATTACTAAATTAAATATTACTGGTTTTGATTTTGTTGATAATTTATTATCACCATCATTTTATAAATCACAACGTATTGATAGTAATTATGAACATATTATAAACGAAAATGAAATTGTTGATTATACAGGTAAAGGTCAATTAAATGAATTGTTTAGACAACTAAATTTTAATTTTTATAAATTTAATTCGTTATATGAATATCGTGTTAAATATAATATAAAAGGACAAAAAGATTTAATTGATGAATTGAAAGGAAAAAGATTTGATTTTTTTTATAATCCATATTCAATATTATATGGTTCTGATATGATTAAAACATATTCAGATAAATTACCTGAAACATATGCTGGTGCAGAAGAATATGTTTCAGATATTCATGATATATCATTTTTTTATGGTAAAACAACTAATCAAGAGTTAACAGAAATTCCTAAAGATTTTATAACTAATTATGATTCTGAAGATGATATTCAAAATAACTTAATTTGGGGTAAGGATGGTGTTGGACAAATTGTACATTTTAATTTAGATAATTCAAGGGATAAATATACAAAAGAATTAATTAATAATAATATTGAAAATTTCAAAATTAAAAGAGGTTTACTTGAATATACTAAAAATTTATTAAACGTATCATCTGGTTTTTATGTTGATATGACCAAAAAAATATATAGAGATTTAAATAAAAGAATATATGGATTTAATGGTTCTCCTGTATGGGAAAAAGAATTAACAAAATATTCATCAAAAAATTTTAAAGGTAGAAAAGAAGGTATTCGTCAGCATAATGCATTGGATAAATATGATAAATTTGTAAAGGCAATTAGGTTTGATGGTAATATAGCATATAATAAGAGTGGTAATAATAAAGATTCTGTAATATATAATTCAGTAATGCCAAAAATACATCCAATTAGAGATGATAAAGGAAATGTTGATAATAAAAACATGATGTTTAGCATTGAAAATCTTGCTGTTACTGCTGTTAAGGATGAATTAAATAATATTGGTTATATTGATGATGAAGATGGTTCTCAAATACCGATAAGTGAGGTAGGACCGTTCAACGGTCGTATTATGTGGTTTCCACCATACGGAATTGAACTTAATGAAACTTCAACAGCAAAATTTGACTCTACTGTTATGGTGGGTAGAAATGAACCAATATATACATATATGAATTCAGAAAGAAGTGCAACACTTTCTTTTGTTCTCCTTATTGACCATCCACCTCATTTAATTAACTATATGGGTGAAGAAGAATATAAAAAGAAAATTGCTAATTTCTTTGCTTTTGGGGGTGATGATTATTATGAAGATAGTGTTAGTATTAGTGATTTAACAAAAAGAATTGAAGATATAAAACAAGAAATAGATAATATAAAAAAAGATAATTTAATTAATTCTGGTGAAATAGTTGCTGATGGATTAAATTTAGAAAATTTACCTTCAATTTATTTTCCAAATGATTATCCAAAAGAAGGTGGGGTTTCAAATGTTATTGATTATATATATAATAATAAATATGAAATAAGTAATAAAAATTCTACAATAGAGGGTGATGAAGGTAGTTCAGGATTAAATGACAATATATATGTTTTAAGTGCAGATACATCACAATATAATGCAATTAATGAAAATTGTTTATTGAATAAGACATTAAAAGAAGTTTATGTTGATAATAATAATAAAAAGGTTATTGGTATTAAACTTGAAGGTTATGCATCAAGACATGGTGATAATATAGTTGGTTATAATACAATTTTGGTTGAAAGAAGACTTGAAGCAGCAAAAATTTTTATTTTAAAAAGATTAAATGCATTATTTCCTAATAATGATTTTGTTGATGAAGATATTTTTATTGAAATAGTAAATAAAGGTTCTAATTATAGTGATGATGTAGATGATAAAAATATTAATGAAGTAAAAGGTGATAGAAGGGTTGAATTAAGTTTTGTTCATAATGGAAAAACAATATCTGAAGATGGTACTGTTAGTGACAATCAATATGAATTAGAAATAAAAGAATTAGAAAAAGAATTAGAAAATTTATATACAACATTATATAGAGCAAGAAATAGAAAGGATAATATATTTACAGAAAGAACAAAAGAAGATAAAGCGATTTTTGATAATTTTGAATCAATAAAAACGAATCATTATAAACCCATGTATCATTCTCAAACACCAGAGGATTTTCATAAAAGATTAACGTTTTTACAGCAATGTACTAGACAAGGTTCTTCAGTTAGAAATAGAAATATAAAAGATAAAGATAATTTAACATCAAAAAATTCAGTTTTTGGTAAGCAACCAATATGTATTTTAAGGGTTGGTGATTTCTTTTATACAAAGGTAATTATTAATAATGTTACTGTTGATTACAACGATACAACATGGGATATGAATCCTGAAGGATTTGGTATGCAACCAATGATTGCAAAGGTTACATTACAAATGAATGTATTGGGTGGTCAATCACTGTCAGGACCTATCGATGCACTTCAAAATGCTGTATCGTATAACTATTATGCCAATTCAACTTTTACTAATACAGGGATTTATAAAAAGGCAAGTAGAATTGCAAGGGAACAACAAGCATATTTTAAAGAAATAAAAAAGGATATTATTGATAATATGAAAAGTAGATATAACGAATTAAAAACAAATAATAATTTATCATAAATTTTATTATTATGCCAAAATTAGATTATAATAGATATGCCATATTAAAAAAGCCTGATGGTTCAATTGAACCCATGCCTTTTGTTGATTTACCTGTTAATACTAGTGATAAGTATATTTTTTGGAGTAGTGGTAGTGATAGGTTAGATAAATTATCACAAAAATATTATAATAATCCTTTTTACGATTTTTTAATATTATATGCCAATAATGAATATACAAATGAATTTGATATTCCTGATAATGCATTGATTAGAATACCATTCCCATTAGAGAGGGCAATTTATGATTATGAATTAATTTTAAAAAATCATATGCAACAATTTATTTGATAATTTAATTTATTTATATTAATATTGCAAAATATTAAATTTTTTATAAATGAAAAATAATATTGTTGTTGTTTTTTCATCCCATTTATCTGAAGAAGAAAATCAGAAATTTATTAAACATATTAACAATACCATTGGTAAAGTTAAACATGATGTAATTTGCTATTCAAATTTTAATCAGTATAGTCTTACTGAAATTTATAATAAAGCGATTAAAGAACATTATAAAAAGGATTCTATATTTGTTGTTTGTCATAATGATATTATTATAGGTACGAGAGATTGGGGTAAATTATTGCTTTTTAAATTTAATCAAACAAATTTTGATATTATTGGTGTTGCAGGTAGTACCTATTTACCTGAATCCTGTGTATGGTGGGAAGATAGAACAAAAATGGTTGGTATTGTTGACCATACGGATGGATATTCTATTTGGACAAGTGAATATTCTAAAGAAAAAAAGGGTGTGATTACACCAGTTGTTTTGGTTGATGGTCTTTTTATTTCTTTTAATCCCGATACGATTGTACATAGATTTGATGAAGAATTTAAAGGGTTTCATCTTTATGATTTATCATTTTGTATTCCAAATTGGCTTGATGGTTGTAATATTGGTGTAACAACAGATATTAGAATATTACATAAATCAATTGGTGAAACAAATCAACAATGGGATGAAAATAGAAAACAATTAGCGGAAAAATATTATGATGAATTACCAATAACAATATTACCAGAATATAATGATTTAATTGTTAATTTATTAACAGAGCCAAAAGTAACAGTAATTATTCCAACAAAAAATAATTTAAAGTATATTAAAAATAATATTTATTCTTGGAATAATGTTGTTAATTATGATAATTATGAAATAATTATTGCTGATACGGGTAGTGATGAAAGTGTAATTAAGGAATATGATTCATTTCTTTCAAATAAAATTAAATTAATAAAATATAATTATTATAATTTTGCTAAAATAAATAATGATGTAGTAAAAAATCATACATCTAATGATACAGAATTAATACTATTTTGTAATGATGATATAAAATTATTAAATGATAGTCTTAGTAGATGTATTGAAATTTATAATCAAAATAAAGATACTGTTGGTACTATTGGTATTAGATTACATTATGGGGATGGTAGTATTCAACATAATGGGATTTTAATGTATAAAGAAAATAATATTTTAAGACTTACACATAAAGATATTAGAAAAACTGAAAATTATTTTACTGGTATTAATTACGATTCATTGGGAAATACTGGTGGGTTTATGTTAATTAAAAAAGATTTATTTTTAAAATATGGTGGGTTTAATGAAAACTATATTGAATGTTTGGAAGATGTTGAATTAAATATTAAATGTAAATACGATGGATTAAAAAATATTACAGTTAGTGATGCTGTTGCAATTCATTATGAATCTATAAGTAGAAATAAAATTTTGGGTGGTAATGAAAGATTTATGGTTGATTATAATAGATTGATGAATTTTGTAAACGATTTTGAAAATAAAGAAAGAGAAATTAAAAGAAATAAAGAAAATAAAAATCCAATTATTAATATTATAACAAGAACACACGATAGACCTAAACATTTTAAAATATGTAGAGATTCAATTTTAAATCAAACATATAAAAATATTAATCATATTGTTGGTAGTGATATTGATTGTGATTATTGTGATGATTATATTAAATTAGAATTACAAGAAGTTCAACCAAAACCAGATAATTTGGCATCATATCCTGCACCTTGGAATTTACACATAAATGTTTTACATAACTATGTAAAAGAAGGTTGGATTATGTATTTAGATGATGATGATATGTTTATTAATGAAAATTCTTTAAGTATAATAGTGAATCATATTGAAAATGAAGATGAATTATTGCTTTGGAGAGTAAACATTAATGGAAGAATAGTTCCAGATGATAATGGTTTTGGAAAAATTATTGCAGGGAATATATCTGGTATTGGTTTTATGTTTCATTCGAAATATTTACCAATTGATTGGGTGTCTTGGAATTTTGGTGATTATAGGGCTATTAAACAATTAGAAAATAAAAAATTAAAACAGAAATGGATTAACCAAGTGTTAACAAAAACACAAGGTGTTCCAAATTTAGGAAAAAAACCAAATGATTATGAATAGTAAAGTAGATATTTACATTGCATCATTATGGCGACAAGGTCATGCCGTTGTTGCAATTAATTCGCTAAGAAGTCAACCAGAATTTGGTACAGCAACAATTACGTGTAATAATTGGACTGATGAGCAATGGGAATATATTAATAAAGAATTGGGCGATGATATGCGAATTAAATTATATAGGGGTAATAATGAAAAGGGTAGTAATGAAAAATTAAAATATATTGCTCATGGTAATAATTATTATATTGCGTTGGCTGATGATGATTTAATATATCCACACGATTATTTAGGTAAATTAATTAATGGTTGTGAGAAATATAATGCACATGTTTCATTACATGGTGTTGTATTATTGAAAGGTATTATTAATAGTTATTATAGAGATAGAATTGTTTATAGGGCGTTAGGTACTGTTTTATTGGATCAAGAAGTCGATATTGTTAGTAATTGTGGTAGTTTATTTAAACGTAATTTTTATAATGATTTAGATAAATGGTATGATTACTGTGGTAATGTATCAATGGATGATTTATATGTTAATTATTTTGCGAAAAAAAATGGGATAAAACGGTATGTTTTGTCACATGTTGAAGGGTATTTAAAACACAAAAAACAATATCCTGAAGATAATTATGTTTTTGATAAACACAAAAACGATGATAGTGTGCAAACTAATTTTATTAATAACGTATTTTTAAAGGTGTGATTGATAATAATAGTACTGATGGTACAACACAATGGTTAAAATCTATTGTAGTTGATGGATATTATAAAATAAAGCCAATTTTTTTAGATTATAATTCAGGTGATTTTGGTGGGACTAAATTGGGTTATGAAAATTTGGATGATGATTGTGTTTATACTATGCAATGGGATAATGATCGTCCACCAATAACAGAAAATTTTTTGGATAAAATTGTGAATATAATGGATGCCTTTCGAAATATTGGTCAATTAATGTTAAAAAGAACGGGTGTTGGTAATATAATTCAACCAATAAATATTCAAGAATATAATGGTGTTTTTTTTGGTGATGTTAATACGGTAACTTGTGTTAATATACAGAGAAGAAAAGTAATTGATGATATTAATTATTGGGTTTGTGATGAATCTGTTTATTGGGATTTTATGATAAATCAAGAAATGCTTAAACGTGGTTATCAATTAAAAAAGTGTTTAAATGTAATTGTGTCGCATATTGATGTGTTTCCAGAATTAAATTTTAATTTACAAAAATTAAAATTTCCAAATTATTTTAATAATAAAAGTAAGATTAACTACACCGAGATTGATTATAATTGTGATAATAATGAGAAAAAATAAAAACAATATTAAGAGAATAATAAAAAAAAGGATTAATATTATTAATTCTAATAATATTTTTATTGAAAATAATATTAATGACAATAAAATATATATTAACCAAAAAAACATTAATGATAATTTAATAGTCAATGATGTTGATGTTAACAATATTAGTAATACATATGATTATGCTTATATTTTTAATAACAAAAAACATAATACAGAATTAAAAACATTGGTGTTAATCTCAAATTATATGAGAATTGACATGTTGACTATGATATTAAATGAAATAAAAGAATATAATAATATTGATTATTATATATTTGATGATAGGTCAGATTATGTTTTGGATGATAATCGTTTTATTGTGAATAGTGAGCATAGAGGTAAACATCAATATTGGAAAACATTTGATGAGATGTTTAAAATGTGTGAAAAATCGAATTATGATGTGTATTGTTTCATTCCAAATGATTTTTTAAATATTAATTTTAGTAGAATATTTAAATACGCATCATTATTGTCAGAGTATTATTATGTTTTTAATATTATTAATGATGGTAGGTTAGAATCGTGGACAGGAAAAAAATCATATAAAATTTCAGATGATATTTATATATCATTTTTTACTGATTGTGGTTTTTTTACAAATAGAAAAACATTAGAAAAATTAAAATTTACAATATTTCCAATAAAAAAAAAAATGATAAAATGAGTTCAGGTGTTGGTAGACAATTGTCAATAAGATTGCGTGATTTAAAAATACCAATATTTACACCTATTAAAAGTTTTGCATATCATGGTGACCATGAATCATTAATGAATCCTGAAGTTAGAAAAATTCATAAAATAATTTCATTATAAAAAGAATGAATATGAAAAATAATGTTGTTATAAAAAATTTTAAATATGATAATTTTCAATATTCATTTAAAGGAGTTGAAAATGAACATATTTTTAAACAAATACCTTGGTATGAACAAGAATTATTAGAATATATTAGTAATTTAAATTTAAATGGTGTTTATGTTGATGTTGGTGGTAATATAGGAAATCATTCATTATTTTTTGCCAATCATTGTAATTCAACAAAATTATATATATTTGAACCAGAAAATTTTTGTTTTAACATTTTAAATGAGAATTTATCAAAAAATTCAAAAAAACAATATGTTTTAAGAAATATTGCTTTATGGAACAAAAAAGATGAATTAAATTTAATTAAATATGAAACATATCAAAATACTGGAATATCGAAAGTAATTGAAAAAAATAAAAACAATGACAATTTATTATTTATAAAACGGAGCGTAAAACCCACAAATCTTTAGTTTGTGGGATGTAAGCGACTAGCCCTGATTGAGAATATACTCACGAATGGTATCAGGAGAAGCCTCACCAATTGAGCAAACGAAATAACCATCTGACCAAAAAGTGTGTTCTTTCCAAAAATGTTTAAATAAGAATGACCTGTGAGATGAACGCCAAATGTGATAGGCAGATTCTTGTTTTAACTTACGAACTATTGAAGTAATGGATAAACTAGGAATGTAGCGAATAAGAAAGTGAATGTGGTCTAAATCAGATTCAAAGACTTCAATTTCAAAATCTGAATTAGAAGTAATGTTTAAAAGAATAGAACGCATATCATCTTTTAACTGACCAACAAGCAACTTTTTACGGTACTTGCAGACAAAAATAAGATGGCACTTGAGATAATGCTTTGAACGATTTGTAGAAATGTACTGTGATTTTTTAGACATAACGAAGCAAGTTTTTGTGAAAGTTTTTACCCAAAGACGGAACTTTTACAAAACTTGCGTATTTAGTATAAATATAGTATATTTGTAAACGTGAAAACAATATATAGGACATATCGCTTTGAATTAAGACCGACACAAGACCAAAAAGTGTTGCTGGATAAACACTTCGGGTGTGTTAGGTTCGTGTACAATTACTTTCTGAATGAGCGTAAAGAACAGTATCAGGCAAACAAGAAGTCTGACAACTATTATGTTCAAGCAAAAACTTTGACTGAATTAAAAAAGCAAGAGGAAACTGCTTGGCTTAAAGAAGTAAACAGCCAAACCCTGCAATTTGCTTTAAGGTCTTTGGATACTGCATTCCTTAACTTCTTTCGTGGCAATGCCAAGTTTCCAAGATTTAAGTCTAAGAAAAGAAGGAATAGTTTCACCGTACCACAACACACAAAATTAGAAGGTAGTAAAATTCACGTACCTAAATTCAAAGAAGGGATTAAATGTATTGTTCACCGTGAAATAAGGGGCGATGTTGGCAAAATGACCTTTACTAAAACACCGACTGGAAGATACTATGTTTCAATTTTAACCGAAGAACAATATCAACCAAAAGAAAAAACTGGTGCTGTATGTGGTGTGGATTTAGGTTTGAAAGATTTTGCCATTACTTCTGACGGCATCAAATTCAAGAATAACAGATATACCAAGAAATATGAAAGAGATTTAGCGAAAGCACAAAAACATCTTTCTCGTAAGCAAAAA